CGCACAGGCAGAGAGTCAGAGCGTTATCGAAGGGAGCAAGGCAGTAAGCGCCCATCACTCATAGGCTATGACGGTAAAGACTTCACACGTAACGGGCAGAAAGTTTCCCGTGACTCGCTAAGGATGGGATAAATGAAATCACCAAAGGCACCTAAGCCCACAGCACAGCAAATCGCTGTAGAGCGTCGTCAATCGGCGGCATTAGATGAAGAGATCGCGGAGCAGGAAGAGCGCTTCCGTGCAATGGCTCGCGGTAAGCTAGGAACCAAGTCACTGTTAGGCGGCGTACCTCGTAGTCGTCAAGCGGCGGCAACTGGTGGCGGTCGTGCCGCTCCAGCTCGAACCATGTTGGGCCTTGGCGGCGGATCTCCGACTGCTCCCACACGTCGTGGCGG